GAAAAAGATATTACTGAAAATATTAATAAAAATATAGTGCAAAAATATTTAAGCAATATTGATGAAACATTTTTAGATATGAACGCATATGTTAGAGAAACTGATATTTGTCAAAGTTGTTATAAAGGTGAAATGATTCCATTAGATGATGAAGGTGTGTTAATTTGCAATCTATGTTCTGTAAATATTCCTTATTTAATCGAAAATGAAAAACCCAGTTATAAAGAACCCCCAAAAGAAGTGTGTTTCTATGCTTATAAAAAAATTAATCATTTTAAAGAAATTTTAGCACAATTTCAAGGAAAAGAAACTACTCAAATACCTGACGATGTTATCGACCAAATACACCAACAAATAAAAAAAGAAAGAATAGGGCTTCAAGAACTAACACACCATAAAACCAAAGAGATACTTAAGAAATTAGGCTTTAATAAATATTATGAACACATTGCATTTATTAAAAATAAATTAGGCATTAAACCACCTGTATTTAGTCCTGAATTAGAAGACACATTATGTAATTTATTTATGGAAATTCAAGCACCATATGCAAAAACCTGCCCAGATTATCGCGTTAATTTTTTAAATTACTATTATGTGCTTTTTAAGTTTTGCGAATTACTTGAAGAAACACAATATTTACACGATATCCCTTTACTAAAAGATAGAGAAAAACTTATTGAACAAGATGAAACGTGGAAAAAAATGTGTATTGAATTAAATTGGGAATTTATTCCAACTGTTTAATATTTTACACCTTTGGACATTTATTAAATTAAAATTTTCAAATTATCTAATTAAATAAAATTATGCATTTTTAAAGACCACCAGGGAAACCAACAAGATTAGCACCAATACCAAAACCAGCACCTGAACGAGCAGTCACACCCATTGAAGGAATATATGTATCTAAAATCGCAAACGTAGCAGCCGCGGTTAGAGCAATTAACGCAATTTCCTCAAGATTTAACGAACGTTTTGGAATCGCAAATGCTGCTATGGCTACCATTAAACCTTCGATTAAATACTTAATAATACGCTTAATAAGTTCGGTAATATCAAACATACCCATCTTTATATAAATTAAAAAGAAAAAAATAATAATTTAGTAAATTAAAACTTAAAACCAATAATTTACTAAATATATGAGTAAAAATAATGCTTCTAAAAAAGGCTTTGAAAGAAAGGATAAAAAGGATGGAACTCCAAATCCTAAATATGTTGATTTACTAGAAGTTGATAAATCTATCGCTGGGCAAACATTTGGGTGCTTTTCATTCATTTCTCCTGAAAAAATTGTTAAACAGAGAGAGATGTTTTTCTTTGAAGAATTCCTAAAGCAATGGGAAATGAGTAAATCTATGGAAAAATTTCATCAATTCTTAAACTTTGTTTCATTCAAATACAAACTCCAATTTGAAGAGGTAATGAAAGATTTCGAAGCATTTGTTAAAGAAGAACGAGAAACTATTGTCAGTTCATCGATTGAAGATGATTATAAAACTTTTTTAGATAAAGAAGAAGATGAACTTGAGAAGAAATTTAATGTTAAACATAACTTTCAAACTTCAGTTAGAGGATTTAAGGCTAGAGGTAACTTTGCTTCTCAAGAAGAAGCCGAATTACGAGCCAAACTTTTGAGAGAAGTAGACCCTAATTTTGATGTTTTTGTCGGACCTGTCGGAACTTGGCTTCCCTGGGAACCAGAGGCCTATAAGACTGGACGCGTTGAATATATGGAAGAAGAGTTAAATCAACTTGCAAGTGAAAAGAAAAAGAATGAGACCATCGCTAAATCTGCTTTCGAACAACGCGTTAAAGAAACTAAACAAAAGGCTATTGAAGAAAATAAGAAAAATGCTGAAAAACATGGAAATGTTATTACTCAAGATATTGATAGTGAAGGCAATTTGATTGAAGCCGGTCATAATTCTACTGAAACTATTTCTGTTGCTGATATTCGAAGCGAACTTTTTGAAGGAGAAGATGTAGTTATTGGAAAAACGGATTACGGACAGAGTCAATTGAAGTCAGGTCCGTTTTCTAAAAAGAAAGAAAATTAATTATTAACTTGAATATGTAATAGTTTTGAAATACTTTTTAAGTTTCCGTCTATCTATATATTATTTAGATGTTTCAAACGATTTTTTATTTTTATAAGAAAATTCAAAACATACCCTTATATTGTTTAATTGCGTGTAAAATATACATATTGTATATTTTGTTATTTTGCTAATTTTTAATTTTATTTTGAAAAATAATTTATATAATTGTATAATATATATATATGTATTATATATAATACATATATGGGAAAATTAAAAATATTAGCTACAGTGTCTTTAATGATTAGTTCTATTTCATTTACTTCACTTGTTTGGCGTATATATACCACACAAAATACAAGTACATATAGTTGGATCTATTTATCGGGAATTTTACTTGCTCAAAGTTTAATGATTACATATGGTTTAGCCAATAATGCTCCTGAACTTTATCTCCCAACTATTTATGGAGTGGTTGGAATGTTATATATCATGTATAACAAATATACGTATGGACATAAATATGATACACAACATGACATACAAGAATAATGATTTATATTATTTTCCAATAATAAACATCATTAAATACTACTTATTTTCAACCTTTTTACCTCTAGATGATATTTTTTATCTTTATGTTCATTTATTTTTAGTGATATTTCATAATACCTTCGTTTGAAAGCAAGATTTTACCATTTGCTTTTTTTTACAGCTATTTTTGGACCCTGACCACGTTTTTTCACGTTATTAGGATCATATTGCTCCTCATCGTCGTCATCATTTATTTGTTTAGATAATTCCCAAAATTCTTTTGATCCTAATCTGAAGTCATTATGTGCGTCTGCTTTGTACCAAAACACTTGGTCTTGCAATTTATTGGATTTTGCGTTATTATTTATTACTAAACATTCAAAATTCTCTGTGCATTGGTCCATCACTTGGCAAAAGGACTCCAATGTTGGAAACATACCAGCATAATTCTCATAAATACGTTTTCTATTTGCAATATATGGTTCTCTCAAAATGAAGACGTAATCAATATTAGTTCTTAACGTCGGAGGTATACCTAAAGGATATTGCATTGTGATGAGTAACATGACCTTCCAATGACGCCCATTCATGAACAGGAGCCGCATCATCTTATCACGTGCCCAACTATTGTCATACAAACAATCATCCAATATTACAAATGTTCTAGGGTCAATTGTCGAACGCTTAAATTGTTCCATTTCTCTTTTTATTTGTTTCAATACACCACGCTGACGTTTCAATATATTTTCTATAATTGCAGTGTTATATTCGTTGTGTATAAATAACTTTGGAACCAATTTTCCATAAAATCCGTTTCCTTCTTCTGTACCAGAAATTACAGTTCCTATTGGGATATCTTGATGATAATATAGTAAATCTCTTACCAAAAATGATTTACCTGTGTCACGACGACCTATTAATACTACCACAGGACCCTTGGATTCATTTGGTTTGAAACTTATATTTTTCATATCAAAACGCTTTAACTCTAAATTCATTATAACTATAATAAATATAAAAAAATTATTATTTTTACAAACGAATTATTTCTATTCCTTAAATATTAAGGATTAATTAACTTTAACAAATAAATAAGTTAGATATAAATTTTATTAATATTCTAATTACCTAATGAGTATTTCTGTAAACTATCAGAAGAGAAAGAATGTCAACTTGTTCAACAAATTTCAAACTAACAAAAATGTTAGTTTAACAAACGTCCAAAATTACATACCTATTTATGACAGATTCTTTTCATTAAATAATACAAATTGGAATTCTATTAATTTAAATCATAAATGGGCTATATCTGATATCAAAGATTCTAAATCTAATGATGAATCTGACAATATATTTAATTGCAAAGTTAAAAACATTAAGGACGACAGCGAAGATTTTACAATTACACAAAAAGTTTTTATTAAAATGGCACCACTTCTTGATCCATTTAAGTATTTAGTAGGTAAATATAATCATTTAGATACACAATTATTTAATCTTCCATCACTCGATAAATCTATTAAAGTTCATCCCAAAATTTCAGATACCAATAATTCATCTTTTATTGACGTATTTTTTTGTTTTTTAACTAGTCAAGTTTTAAATCAACATAATTTTATTCATGGTGTTGATTATTATGGTTCTTTTTTAGCCATTAAAAATAATTATAAAATTAATATTATCGATGATATTGACTATTTAATACAATCCGATTTTTTTAATAATCAGAAAAATATTTTATTTAAAGTCGAAGACTATTCTCATTTAATTACACCTAACGAATCTAAGCCTTTAGAACCATTAAAAATAACTACTAGTTTAAAATCCGTATTATCTGTTAAATCTATTGATGAAACTATATTTGAAGATATTTTTGAACCCAATAATGTAGCCGTTTCACTAGGTGATATAAAAACCATGGGGTTGGAACTTATTGATATCACTAATTCAAATAACTTTGATGTTACTAATGAAAAAAAATCAGAGACTTTGAAATCCTCTTCTACATGTTCCTCTAGAACTTCTCATACTAATTCAAATGATGAAGATTCAAATGATGAAGATTCAAATGATGAAGATTCAAATAAAGATGATTTAAACGATATACCTCTAGAATCTTCACAAAATATAGATAACGAAGACATAAATGATCAAGATGACGACGAAGAATGGGAAGATGAAGATGACGATAACAATGACGATGAATCTACTATCAAAGAAGAAACATTGTTTTTAACATTTCCTCAATTCCCAGTTCAAGTGATTTGCATGGAAAATTGTGAAAATACTTTGGATGATTTAATTACTAATGAAAATATTTCTGACGATGAATGGTTTTCCCTATTAATGCAAATAATTATGATTCTTATCACTTATCAAAAAATGTTTTCTTTTACACACAATGACTTACACACTAATAATATTATGTATGTTTCAACTAACAAAAAATTCTTGTATTACACTTATAAAAAAAAAACTTATAAAGTACCTACTTTTGGAAAAATTTACAAAATTATTGATTTCGGACGTGCTATTTATAAATTTAATGGAAAGTTATTTTGTAGCGATAGTTTTCAACCCGGAGGAGATGCCGCTACACAATATAACACCGAACCATATTTTAATGAAAAGAAACCTCGTTTAGAACCTAATTTTAGTTTTGACCTTTGTCGATTAGCGTGCTCTATTTTTGATTATGTTATTGAAGATTTTGACTCTATTAAAAACTTAAACGGTTGTTCTCCTATTATGAAACTTATTGTTGAATGGTGCATAGATGATAATGGTATCAATGTATTATATAAAAATAACGGGGTCGAAAGATATCCTGATTTCAAATTATATAAGATGATTGCTCGCTACGTTCATAAACATACTCCAGTAGCCCAATTAGAACGCAAAGAATTTAGCAAATTTTTAATTTCTAATAAAAATATACCTAAGTCTGAACAACTCATCAATATTGATGAATTACCTACATATGTTTCTTAAAGATATACGTACAATATTATTATCTTTATTTATAATAATATTATGTCAAATTACGGGTTTATTCTTACACGACATGTTACTTCTGAACAAACTAACAAATATTGGAATCAAAGCGTTAAACTTATTAGAACATTTTACCCCTTAAGAAAAATTATTATCATTGATGATAATAGTAATCAA